GAACTAACGTGCTCAACGAAGCATTCCTTGAGCGGTTCCCTGTGACCTTTGAGCAAGAGTATCCTTCTACTGCCACTGAACAAAAGATCTTGAGTAAACTCTGTGATGATGAGAACTTCTGTAAGCGCCTTGCTGATTGGGCTGACATCATTCGCAAGACCTTCTATGATGGTGGTATTGAAGAAATTATCAGCACTCGCCGTTTGGTACATATCGTAAAGGCATATAGTATCTTTGGTGATAAGGCAAAGGCGATTCAGGTCTGTGTCAATCGTTTTGATGATGAAACTAAGCAAGCATTCCTTGAACTTTATGACAAGGTTGATGCTGACTTTGAGATGCCAATTGACGAGGAGGCACAGTCCTGATATAATATGGGAAACTCTTGGTCCTTTCTATACGATGCTATGTACAGTTCTGAAAACGATTCCTGTTTGACTAATAAAGTTGATACAATTACTCTTTTTGATGATACTATGACAGATTCTAAACGGTACAAATACAGTGAGGATACTATTCTTCAAGAACTAAAGGATTATATTTCTGGAACCTACAACGCTCACTACTCTGCTGGTGATGACAAGATTCAAACTCTGGATCTGATTGAAGCATGTGGCGACGGTGAATCTTTCTGTCGCAGTAACATTCTTAAGTATGCCTCTCGCTATGATAAGAAAGGCACCGCCCGTCGTGACATCATGAAGATTCTGCATTATGCTGTGCTTCTGATGCATTTCAACGACAAAAACTCACAACGTGAAACTTACCCTCAGTGATGAAACTACGCGAATCTATGAAACTGTCTGATAACACCCTCACTATCCTCAAGAATTTTGCTGGGATTAATAACTCTATTCTTGTGAAGCAGGGTACTAAACTCCGTACCATCTCTGTTGCTAAGAACATTCTCGCTGAAGCAGAGATTGATGAAGAGTTCCCTCGTGATGTTGCTCTGTATGACCTGAATCAACTTCTGAACATTCTGAGCACTTATACCAATCCTGGTCTGGATTTCAAAGAAGAAAGTTACCTTGCCTACCGTGAAGGCAATCGTCGGGGTAAGTATTTCTATTCTGACCCTGCTGTTATTATCGCTCCTCCTGAAAAGGAAATCAGTCTTCCGACTCAGGACGTTTGCTTCCAACTGGATAGCAATACCCTCTCTCAAGTTCTGAAAGCTGCTGCTGTTCTGCAACTTCCTGACCTGTCTGTTGTTGGTGGTGCTGGTGTTGTTAAACTGGTTGTCCGTGACAAGAAGAACGATACCTCTCACGCAGAAGAGTTTGTTGTTGGAGAAACTGATAAAGAGTTTACCTTCAACTTTAAGATTGAGAACATCAAAATCATCCCTGGTGCTTATGATGTCATTGTCTCATCTAAACTCTTGTCCAAGTTTACCAACTCCAAGTACAACCTTACATACTTTATTGCTCTGGAACCTGATTCTACATTCGGATGAGACACATTCTCTTTACCCTGAAGGGTTGTCCTTTTGGACTTTTAGATGATGAGGCACATGTTCGTAATGTTCTTGTGAACGCTGCCACGCTCTCAGAGAGCACTCTCCTTGGTATTCAGTCCCACAAGTTTGATCCCCAAGGAGTTACTGCCGTGGCACTACTTGCTGAGTCTCACATCTCCATTCATACCTGGCCAGAGAATGGAATGGCAGTGTGTGACGTTTTTACTTGTGGTCAACATACAAATCCCAGGTCTGGTGCAACTTATATGTACGAAGCCATGGGAGCAACTGATTTAGTTTCTGAAATCTTTCAGAGACCCCTTGACTAATTAATTATGATGGTTCAATACAAAAAGCATCGTGTCTTTCGTGAGACACCTGATGTTGTGTTCTATGACATTTCTGTAGATGATTCAAATGCATCTGATCTTGTGGTTCATGAAGGACCAGCAATTTCACCACCAAACGATGTCATCGGTGCAAAGCAGTTCTATATCCACCATCATCAAGTGGACCATAATCGTGTCCTCTCAGGAGAGAGAACGTTTGAACTTGTCAACCTAGATTGGAAGTTTCCATATCACATCGTTCATCTCAATCGTCAGAGTGGTGCATTAGTTGTTCCTATTGGAACTTATCACCGTAGCACCTCTGGAGAAAGGGGTTCTATCGTCATCAATCAAGCGATTCGTGATGATGAGTTTGATCCTGAAAAGGAGTTTGTTCCAGTTTCTGCTGGACAAGATGCTGAGTTGTATCGTATACTGGCTCACGAAAAACCCGTGATCCACAATCTTGGTGAATGAGTATGAGTGATTTTATTTGGGTTGAGAAGTATCGTCCTAAGACGATCTCTGAGTGTATACTTCCTAACAATACTAAAAAAACCTTCCAAGACTTCCTAGATAAAGGAGAGATTCCTAACATGCTTCTTGCAGGTCCTCCTGGTATCGGCAAGACTACAGTAGCAAAGGCACTCTGTAATGAACTTGGAGCTGATGTTTATGTCATCAACGGATCCGATGAAGGACGATTCCTGGATACTGTCCGAAACAATGCGAAAAACTTCGCTTCGACCGTCTCGCTTACGGCAACTGCAAAACACAAAGTCATCATCATTGATGAAGCAGATAACACATCCAATGATGTACAACTCTGCTTACGGGCATTTATTGAGGAGTTTGCTGGCAACTGCAGATTCATCTTCACCTGTAACTACAAAAATAAAATCCTTGAACCCCTGCACTCGCGATGTTCCGTTGTCGAGTTTGGAATTAAAGGAAAAGACCGACAGTCCATTGCCGCCCAGTTCTTCAAGCGACTCCAAGAAATCTTGGATGCAGAAGGTGTTGAATATGATAACAAGGTCCTGGTAGAACTCATCAACAAACACTTCCCTGATTGGCGTCGTGTATTGAATGAAGTTCAGCGGTACTCTGTAAGTGGTAAAATTGATGCGGGTATTCTCGCTACTTTTTCTGATGTTGCTGTAAATGAACTTGTTAAAAATCTCAAGGATAAAAACTTCCCTGAAGTACGTAAGTGGATCGTCAGTAATCTGGATAATGATACTACTGTACTTCTCCGTCGCATTTATGACGCTTGCTACGAAACCTTGGTTCCTGGTTCTATTCCTGCTACTGTCCTTGTTCTCGCTAAGTATCAGTATCAGGGAGCGTTCGTAGCAGATCAAGAGATAAATATGCTTGCTTGTCTAACCGAAATTATGGTAGAGTGTGAGTTCAAATGAAAATCTGTTCAAAGTGTTTAGTTACTAAACCATTATCTGATTTTCGTATTGAGTCTTCAAGAAATTGGAGAGTTCCAATTGAACAAAGACGAAAATATTATCGGGAAGAATGCAAAGAATGTGAAAAAAAACTTAGTAAACAACTAAGAGAGGCAAAAAAATTAGCAACTCCAAAACCAGCAAAATGTGAGTGTTGTTCAAAAGAAACTGATAAATTAGTTGTTGATCATGATCATCAAACGGGAAAATTTCGTGGATGGTTGTGTAAAACTTGTAATATTGGACTAGGAAAACTTGGTGATAATCTTGCTGGAGTTGAAAATGCCATTCGTTACTTAAAGGAGTGTGAATTCAAATGAAAGGTATGAATGGGTTAGTCGGAATCTTTGAGGGAATGACAAAAAATCAAAAAACTCAAATGGGTGTTGCAAGATCTCAAGTTTATTTTACTCAACGAGGATATATTTGTCATCCAACTCCACCTGATTGTCAATGTGATTGGGATATTATTATCTCAAAACCAAATGAAAGTCCACTAAAAGTTCAAGTGAAAACAACTGGAAATAAGGTTAAAAGTGGAAACTATGCCGTTGGTTTAAAAGATGGTGGATATATAGATGGAGCATTTGGAAAAGTTCCTAAAGACTATGATATCCTGTATGCTTTGGATGCGGATGGAAATGAGTGTATTTGGGAACAACATGAACTTACTGAAAATGTTCATTCAGTTCATATGAAAAAAGTATTAGGAAGAATTGAGGAGTGTGAATTCAAATGAATGTTAAACTGATGCGTATGTGGTCTGGCGAAGATGTCGTTGCAGACCTGATCGAGGAAAAAGATGACTCCGTAGTCATCTGCAATCCTATTGTTGCTGTTCCTGCTGGTAATGGTCAGATGGGATTTGCTCCTTGGTCTCCTCTTCTTAAAGGTAAAGATGAGGAACTTGAAATTACTAAAAAGTATATTGTGTATATTGCAGATACGCAAGACCAGATTGAAGAACAATACCAAAGTATGTTCTCAGTCATCCAATCTCCTACTAAAAAATTAGTATTATGAAGTACCCAAGACAAAAGAAGTCCAGAACCTATTACTACTTCTGGGCATTTATGGCACTTACAGTATTCTTCGGACAAATTTATGTCGGATATGGATACCGTCTGATGCATGGAAGTTTGCTTGACCTAATGGATAAGGTTGATGGAGTTCTTCTTCATAAAGATGGCACACCCTATGGAGACATGCTATGAGTCTTCTTAAAATTGATAAGTCCAAATTGGTGGAGCCGAATGTGAAGACAACACCTGAAAACGTAAAAGAGTCCAATTTGGCACTATTCCGTGCTACAATGAACTTGCCCACAGCTGCTAAGAATTGTGGGATGACTCAGAAGGAAATGAAATTGACCTTCTGGGAATTTTTGAAATACAACGAACCTGATTATGAAACCGA